ATGGCAAAGCCGATCATCACGCTCAATGGCCTAAAAATCGTCATTATGTTGGGAATGCTGGTCATTATTCTCTGCGGTATCCGTTTTGCCACCGAGATCATCGTGCCGTTTATTCTCGCATTATTTATTGCTGTTATATATAACTTATTTCACATAACACGTTGATTTAATTAAATAATTTTCACCGCAAAAAGTGCCAAAAATCGCAAAATGACTACACCAGTGACTACACCGTTCGGTGCACTGTATGAAACAACGTGGAACAAATAGACACAAGAAATATACAGGCGGATCATCTTTCCAGGGGGAAGCGCACCAATTCATGAGGGGCGTTAATGTCGATATGGGGATCCCCACCTACCGGAATTTTTTTCCGGTTAAACGTTAATCAGGCTGGTGGGCTTTACCTGTTCGGTAGGTGTTATGATTATCGTAATACCTTTCCCCCAATGGGGTAAAAGCATCAACCGTAACGAAAGTCGTTATGGTTGCCACTGATACCCCAAATTTGGGTATCACGAGTAAGACCCAAAATCTGGGTGTTACTCTTACTACCCAAACTACGGGTAGTTTCCGTAGTTTCATGGTCGAGTTGCAGATCTGCAACTCCCCCATTAACCACAGGCGAATTTCCGCCTTCGGTCATTCCTTAATCATCTGCGTAATCATAATGATTATTCAGCAAGCGCAATTTTGCGCTTTGCTTAAAGTTCAGCGAGTTACCGCGCCGACTTCCTCAAATTGAGGTTTCCGAAAATATCAGCGGGTTAGCGATTAAGCTGATCATTAATTAAACTGCGAAAATTTCGTAGTTTGTGACTGTCTTTCAGGCAGCTTGTTAACAGTCCTCAGAAGCGAGGGATGTAGCCACCCATTTTTGGTCCGTCGGGAATATCAACCAGTTACCGCCGCAACCGCTCCGGCTTCTTCCAGTGGTACGTTATTTTCTCCTTCTCCCGATACATCTCCACGCGGCGACGGTAGGCCAGCAACTCAAGAACTCTGGTTCGTATGTTGCGCATATCCACGCCATTAAGTTCTATACCATCACGGCGCATCACCTCAGCAACAACACGCGCATAGTTTTCGGCTGTCACGCTGTCCGGCTGCGTGGTCTGTTCGTCAGCCTGCTGGCTGATTCCAGAGACGCGGCGGATTAATCGCAGTATTTCGGATTCAGTCATAGCGTACTACGTTACTTATCTTTATTCGGCTGCAACTTTTCCGGTACGTTTCCGGTTGTTTCTTTCAAGTAATCAGCCAGTATCTGTGGGAGGTTGTCGGCAACTCTGGCACTGGCATTACAGGCTTTAACCACTTCCCTTTTAAGCCTATCCAGCATGGCGGGGGTAATCTGTGGGAAGCTCCTTTGCATAGTAAGCGGGAGGCTGTCCATGATTGATGAAATCTGACTCGCCAGCTTTGAAAGCGCGTACAGGCAAAACTCAGTATCGATCACGTCACCGCGATCGCGCTCGTTTTTAAGTTCCTGCGCCTCCGCCTGTGCTGTCAGTAATCTGATCCTGACTCGTAAGAGTTCATCATCATCAATATCGCCTTTGTCGTTTGTAAGCTGGCTAATTGCATTGTTAACCCTATTGTCTATCACGCTGGCAACATCGTAAAACGCCTCACGGCCTTTACGTTCAACGGGAGTCACTCCCCACTTGTCGAACGCTGTCGCACTTACACGGCAGCTTTTCGCCATGTTTTTTTTGTTCATCAGGTGCGATTTCATTAATACACCAACTTAATTACTGCTTCAGGTTGGTGTATTGTTTGCATCTTTCCCTTTTCATTCATAAAGATAGAGCAAACAACAAAACCACCACCACCCCCCTGAAAAGGCTCATAAATAGCGAAAAACCGCGAGGTCGCCGCCCCGTAACGGGTCCATATGCCGGAAAGGACCCGTAAAAAAAAGCCGGATTTCTCCGGCCTTGTCTCAGATGGTTTTCAGTATGTGATCGATGTCGCCGTCATCGCCCTGGTTTCTGCCATCGTATGCCATGCCAGCTGATACGGCTTGCGGGCTGTGCATGTCCATAAAGTTTTCAAAGGCTGCGGTAAGCTCTGGTGCAACCTTTGGGCGCTCCTGCTCTATGGTCATGTTCAGGATTTCACGAGCATTATCGACGCTAATACATGGCACGTTTGCCATTGCACGTAACAGCGGCTGATAGTCGTTATGTTCATGAAGCGCCATAATCGCATCAGCGCGCGGCTTGTCCTGTTCTTCCAGTTTGTTGAGTTGATATACGGCCTCGTAGGTTGATAACCCTCTGTCAGCCATTGCCCGCGCTTCGGCTTTAAATTTACTCGCCAGCGGTAGCGCCATGATGCTTTCATTCGTTGCCATCGTTCCCCCTGCTTATCGGGCCAGCGGCTGAACGGATACGCCAGAACCCGCAAAGGCGGCGCATTTTTTCGCATCGGTGTCGACGCTCTCAGGCCAGTTAACGGCGGCGATATTGAATATCCCCGTCTTATAGCACTGTGCTGATTTCTGCGTCGACGTGTCAACGGGGTACGAGGTCAGATAAACAGCCTTGCCAGATTCCTGACCATCCCACGGCTTAAACTCGCCATTGTCCGCCAGCATCAGCGGGGTAAATTCCTGAATAACGCCAGCATCAGCGGCAAAATGTACCAGCGTCGTTGATACCTGCTGACTGCCTGCAAATAACTCAATGTATGGAGTGTTCATAGAATCCACCGTTAACCAATTTTGACGGTAACAAATTTGCGAATATCTGCCGGAACAGGCTGCGGTGCGCTGTGTGTCTGCACGTACTCAATCGCCGGATCGCCGTCTTCAATCCAGTTTTTCGGGTAAAACATGTTTTGCGTTGCGCCCGTTCTTACCGCTTCCTGTTCCATAATCGCACCATAGGCCACCAGCCCTTTATTGTTGGTGTTGCCCAGGACCAGCAAATCAGGCTCAAGGAAATATTTTTCTGTGCCGTCGCTGTCAGTGTATTTGCCGGAATAGACGATAAGGGCCAGATCACCAAGATAGCCTTTAAAGCTCACCACTTCGCCCAGGTTTTTACATGCCAGCTCTGCGGCGGATTCTGAACCACGGGAGAGATCGTACAGTTCACGGAATTTTTTAAAGCTGCGTAACATGCGCCATACATCAACGCCCATAATCATGACGTTGGCGGGGCAACCTGCCTGATCTGCGTATAGCTCAATGTCATAGATTGGGTCGTGTATGTCTTTGTCCTGCTCTGACCATTTTTTACCGTCGGCCTGCTCTATGATGTTTTTTTCCGGTATCTTCCAGTCGATTTCATAGCGCTCTATGCCTTCGCCCTCAATGATGTTTTTTCCGGTCGTTACCGCATTTACCGCCAGCCATTCCACGCGCGCTTTAATGGCGTTTATCTGGCGGCGCATGTTGCCAGTAATCAGGCGCATACGGCGGTAGGTAGGGTCGTTAAGCTGTGCTGGATCTTCTCCAGCCATGCGCATTATTGTTTTTAATGGATCGATTTCGTGTTTTGGCTTCATGTAGCCAGGGCGAATAATGCTTGTTTCGTACCCTTTATCGCGCTGAACCTGGCTACCCACCATAGGCGAACAAAACGCCGACATAGTGACTTCTTCAATATCCAGGTTATCTAACATGATGTCCTGTGTGTTGAATGTCGCCACGTTCGGGAAAAACAGCGCGGTAAACAGCGGACTGAATTTAAATTCCGCAATATCCTCGCGATTCAGGTACACAAAAAGCTGGTTAGTGTTAAGTGCTATTGCTTTTACTGTCATTATTCACCCCCGTGAACCTGATTCATACCCAGCGCCGCGCGTAAATAGGCGCGTACCTGCCAGCCTGTTGACGGCTCAACCATCGCCAGCGGATCAAGTCCTGCCGCAATGCCTGCTTTTACGTTCTGCTGGTGGCGTTCCTTGAGCGCCTTCACGATGTCGGGGCTTATGTACACCGAAACACCGCCTTTTTTCTCTTCAGCCATAGTAAGAAATTCCTCTTTGACTTAAAAAATCATAACTGGATGTTCATCCAGATCTGATTATAATCATGATTGCATTTTATGCAATGATGTTGAGTTGTGTTGCAAATTATGAAATGATGATCCCGATCATGTGTGTCAGTGCACCAAAAAAAACCTCATATGCAAAAGCCCGATAAGATGCCTCCTGTACTTATCGGGCTTTTTTTGGGTACAAAAAAGCCGGATTACTCCGGCTGTTGATTAGCTGCCTGGGTAATTACGCCATATTTCATCGCTTACACCATCTATACCCATTTCAGCATAAGTGCGATCGACTGCCTTTCTCAGGTCTCCGAAGTTATCCGGCGGCTCCGGTGGCCTCTGTGCCTTCCTGGAACATTCCAGCCGTCGCATCGTGATGTGATGCCGTTCCTTGTCTGTCTCCACCAGCATCATGACTTCACCCCATCGCGCCGCCGCCCTCCGGTAAAATCCTTTCGCTTCGAGTTCTTCCGCTATGCGGTCATGTACCATCGTCACCCCCTCAGAACGGAATATCATCACCGTAAGGGTCATCGCCTCCCGCTGGTGGCTGATTACCCTGTGCGCCTGTGGTTTTGCGTCTGTTCCCGCCAGGACGTGCCGCACGGGCACTGATTACGCTGTCTGCAATAACCTGATAACCCTGACGCGTCTCCCCGTTCTGTCCGGTCCACTGGCTTACCTGCATCGTGCCGGATACGCTGGCAACGTCGCCTTTTTGATGTTTAGCCAGGAAGTCGGCCTGCTTACCAAATGCGATGACCGATAGCCATAACGTCGCCTGTCCGTCCTGTGCCTGACTGCATGGCAGTGATACCGCCATACGCGCCAGCGTCATCGGTGTGCCCTTGCTGGTCTGTTTTACCTGCGGGTCGTCCACCAGCCGACCGTAAGCCGCTATCTGTGCTGTCATGATTCCACCTCTCCGGTTTTAACGTTGATGGTTGTTACCTGTTCCGCTTCGGCAATCTCCCGTTCTGTCAGCGTGGCAAAGTTTGCCGCCGCCGTGGTCATGAATGCGCTTATCAGGTCGGGATGTTCCTTCGCGTATCCTTCCCGCGTGTGGCGGTCTATCGTTCTGATTGCCACCTTTAAGGTGTGCTCAGTCATGTCTAACGCTTTATATTTTGGCTCTGTTCTGTCTCTGCGTGTTCTGGTCATTTGCCACCTCAATTTATATATATAGAAACATGTGCGGGTTATGCGGGTTATTGGGTTATCTTAGCGTGCTAACCATTTTTTATCCTTTTATATCAGTATTTTGCAAAACACCCTGTTTATTATTTGCTCACCACGTAACCCGCAAAACGCTCAAAATAACCCGCAAACTGGGTTTTTTCTGCGGGTTACGCATGACTGTCCGGTGTTACTTCAGTTATTCGCCTGCGGGTTATAATCGTGCTTTTGCGGGTTATAAATGCCCTTTTGCGGGTTACGTGCGGGTTATTGGTTTCCTTTATATTCATGCACTTAATACACTTATACACAGGATAACCCGCATAACCCGCAATTTTTTTCCTCACACAGGGGATTAATCTTCATCATCAGGCTGGAACATCAGCACGTAAAAAACATGCTGCTTACCCCCAATCTTGCCCAGCGCCTTTTTTTTGTATCGGCGATCGCTTCCCTTCTCCAGCATTCCGGCAGCATCCAGGGCACGCGCAAAATGCGCCGGATTAAATCCCTTCGCTATCTCACTCTCAAACACGTGCGGGAACGTGTAATAGCGCATCTCGTCATCTTCGTTGCGAATGCTCCCTTTTCTGTATCCGGCAAGCTCTTTAATCGGTAAATCACGCTCATCTGTATTGGGGTACGGAAGGTAGCGGCTAAACCCAAACGACGACAAAAACGCCTCAGCCTGTTCAACCATCTGTTTAAATTCCCTGTTACCCGTGCCGAACTCCTTCACCCAGGCATTAAAGTTATGCTGTATCGCGTCGCGGCATTCCTGCACGACCCAGCCAGTTACATGACCGGAAAGCACAAGCGCGGCCTCCAGTATGGCGAAACGTTCACCCACGCGGTGGACCTGCTCGCCGTAGCTCTCCGGTATCAGGTTGCGCCACCGTTCGCGGCATTCCCTTACCGTATCCTTTGCCTCCTGCTGGTGGCCTGCCAGCCATTTAACCCACTCACGACCCGCCGCCCCGTGATTTGCTGTCCAGGCATCCTTTAACGCGTCAGCATGTTCCTTACCGTTGCTGTATTCGTGAAATTTCGTGGCTTTTTCCATCGGAACGTTAAGCAGTCGGACAAGCTGCCCCGCCTTAACTTTTATCCCCTCACTTTTGAGGAATGTCTCAACGTCCATTTCTCCGGTGCTGATTGCCACCGTTCGCCAGTGTTTGATCTCCCTGTTGCCGCCATCCTTCGCCCCCTGCAATTTCCCTGAACCGTTAAACAGCGTATAAGCAGACGTTGACACTTCCCGCGCATTTCCGGCCTGGCCTATCTCATCCAGTGGTAAAAGCCCGTCATTATGGGCCTCGGCCTCATTGGCAATACCTAACGCCGTGCCGTACCAGGTCAGCCGCTGCGCGTCCGGCTCTCCCCATAAACTTGATGCGATGTTCTGCGTGGTGGTCTTACCTGCCGATGACTGTTCGAAAAGATGCACCCCGAAGCCGTCAGCACCCACAAGGCCAATTAAAGGCGCTGCCAGTGACGTTGCCACACCCAGCATCATTGAGGCATTACCGCCAGCCAGCCGCGCCACGCTGTCGCGCCAGCCATCCGCCGTGCCCGCCACGGAATAACCGTTAATCGCGGCGCTTTTTCCGGTAAACAGGATCGGTTTTTCAGATTCACCAATGATCGAACCGTCCGGCATGATGTACGCGCCAAAATGCCAGCCCGTTGTTGTGCTTAACTGCCATTCCTCATGGCTTCCGCTTAACTGCATCCAGTCCGCCAGGATTGCCCTGTATTTGCCGTTGGTTGTCACGTTCAGCCCGTGATCTTTAAGTAACCGCCAGCCGTCACGGTCGCCGATACCACCACACGGGATCGCCATTGTGATGACTTCATGGTTTGCGGTTTTTTTCCAGCGCATCACGCGGTAATGCTCTTTACCGATCGTCCCCGTTCCCAGTAGTTCAAGCGGAGAACATAACCACGTCTCAGGCCGGATAATTTCGCCTGACTGCTTATCCACTTTGGGCGTTACCCAGAAAACACCATCGGCGCGACTTTCAACGCGTGGCTTTAATTCGTCATCGCTATGGCTTCCGGTATCTTTTTTCTTTACCGGAAACTCAATAACCAGACCATCAGAAAGATTCTGCCGCTCACGGGCTAGATATTCGCGCCAGTTCTCCACCTCCTGACCGTGCATTCCATCAGGGTAAAAATTTGCATCCTGTACGCCTGCCGCCGCCAGCTTCTGACCAATCGCCTTGATCATTACTGGCTCAAGATGTCCGGCCCTGAATATGCGTACTGATTTTCGGCCTTCCGGCACAATTTGCAGCTTATCCAGTTCGGCAAGTTGTTGCTCTCCAAGCCAGACAGGAGGCACGCTGTCGCCAGCCAGTCGCCCGTCCTGTTCCTGCCACTGCTTCGCATGTGCCCACGCATCACTACCCGCAAAAATGATGACTTCCGTCATTTTGTCACGCGGCTGGTGTTTTAAATTTGGCGCTTTTTTCATTTCTGCTCTCTCCACGCGGCAATCATGTTTTTCAGTTCCTGTAGTTTTTTATCCACATCCACACGTGACACATGGTTATTTCTGGAAGTCGGGATTTCCCGCCGGAATCTGCAAATAAAGATCTCCACGTTCAGCGAACTAAGAAATGAATATCCATCACGGATAAAATAAACACGGTCAAACATCAGTTCTTTTACCGTTACTCTGTTACCGTTCTTATCCAGATAAATAGCGCCGGGGATAATTTTTGGGTGTGCATAACCGCTGGCAGTCAAGCCAGATAAATATGTTCTCATGATTATTTATCCCCGATTTGAATCAGTATTCGCTTTCTTTATGGCATTTAATGCATCTGTGGCATTTTCAATGGTGCACCGTAACGAAATATTAAACTGTCCAAGCATTGCCAGTAACAAACCGATATTACCCATATCAATGCGCATGGCCTTTTCGTCATATTCCTTATTTTCTGACGCATACCACATCAGGCTACCAATTGACGAAACAGCCATTGATATATTGTCAGTAGCCCCATCCGCAGCGGAATAAACCTTTTTAGCAATATCATGCTCACAGTTAAAATGCGGATTAATCAGGTACTGGTAATTTGACATATCAGTCATGGCACACCCCTTGACGAATACGGGCGGCGAATACCATCACGCAGCCAGCCGGAGATTGCTGGCGTGCTTCCTGTTCGCTGGTGGCCTCAATGGTAATCACGCGCGGTTGTGCCGTGCTCAGGGCGATAAAACGCCAGATGTATTTATTCAGGTTGTGCGAATCCCGCCCTTGCGGGTGTGTGGTATTATTTCTCATAGCTACCTCGATACTTTCGCTATCGTTGGTGGTTAGAAGCCCGGTTAGTGTTAGCGCACTGCCGGGTTTCGTCGTTTCTGCACCTTGCGCCAACAAGGTGTTGAACACCAATTTAAACCCAGGTGTTAAACACGTCAAGTGTTGAACACTTATTTTTTTTCCTGCATACTGCATTTGTTTTTTATGAGGGGTACACCACATGGCGACAAAAGCAGTAAACGCAAAATCACAAACCGTTGCGGCAAGGGTTCCGCATGAAGTTATGAACAATGTTGAGGCGGTAAAAATGCCTGGCGAAAGTACGGGGCAATTTGTTACTGCAGCATTAAAACGAGAAGTTGAATATCGCCAGCGGCGCAAGGCCAAAGAACCAGAGTAATCACCATCAGCGCCGTGGTGTAAGGTATTACGGCGCATTGCTATGCAGGACAACACAATGACCGATAAAGAATTGACCAAAACATTATCACCGGCACGGAAAAGACGGCGCAGAAAGATAGAACATGAATCAGAAAGATTCGCGCCATGTGCTTTTGCCCTTGAGCAATTCCTTAAAGAGTACAGGGAAAAGCGCTCATTGCAGGTATGGCAACGAACTGAACCAGACTGATTGCATTGCCCACCAGCCTGATAGCGGCTATCATCCCCGTGCTTATGTTTGGGATCACACACACAAACGGCGCAGCGGGTTATCTGTTCAGAAAGGCGGCTCCATTTCGGGGCCGCTTTTTTTATGCCTGAAAAACCCCAATTTTGTGGTTTTCCAGTCTCACCAGGGCGAACGAATCCCCGCCCACGTTCTGGCGTATATTCAATCTTCATGGTTATAGCTCTGTGTTCAGATGATTGATGTGTGGCGGCTGTGTGCCGCCAGCGTGATTAATGAACTGCCTTGCAGCTATCCTTCCAGGCCAGAACCTCGGATAAAGACCAGCCAACGGAACGACCGCCAAGTTTACGACGTGATGGGAATTGTCCGGCCTTTTCCAGGCGGTAGCGGCATGAGCGGCTAAGGCCTGTTAGCTTTTCGCATTCTTTTTCACGTATAAACCGATCAGTGCTTAACACTATTGCCCCCTTTCGTTTCTTAAAGAGTTATTTCGTGTTCTATTGCGTTGGGATGTGTCTGATTGTGTCAGGATGATTCAGAGTTGGCAAATGTTGAGGTCGTATGGTTTACAGAAACAGGAATAATCAGGATAAAATCATTTAAATTCATGTTAATACAAAGGCATAAAATATTGTTTCATGCCTTTTTTCTCGCTATTTAAAGAGTGATTCGCTAGTGTATAAAAAACCAGTAACACATTAAAAATCAGCCACTTATAAATCCGTACACTTTTTCGCCTCTTGTTCGTAGTTGTTCCGCATTGTTGCTCATTGTTGCATGTTGTATCTGTTCGCATATCCAGTATGCGCATACTGAAAAAACACGAAAAAAATTATTTTCTTCTGGCTACTGGTAGCGTGGTTACGTTTTCATGTGTTCCCGCCAGTATCCCTAACCGCTCCGTCCACATATCCAGCGCATTGCGTTTAGCATCCAGATAACGGGAATGATTATAAACTCGCTGCATTCCTGGCATCTGATGACCTGTAAGCTGCTCCACGACATGCGGATCAACGCCTAAATCGTTCAGCATGGTTGTAAAGGTGCGCCGGATGTCATGCAGTGACCAGTGAGGATGATTAAGCCTCCTGTGCGCTAATCTTCCATACTGCGATACGCTGGCCTCCTGTTTCGCTTCCCCCAGCAATAAGCCCGTGTGCCTGTTCTGCTCCACCAGCTGCGTGACGAACGGCAGGATCGCTTCCGGTATGGGCCGGAATATTGCGACCTTCGTTTTGCTGTGCTCCTTCGGAACGGTCCATAGCATTTCCGTAAAATCCCACTCCCCGATCTCCGATAGCCTCAGTTCTACCGTCCTGGCTCCGAAGACAATCAGGAGGCGGATTAACGCGACGTAGTAAGGGGAAAATATTTTTTTGTCCAGTGCCTGCAATAATTCGCCAAGTTCTTTGTTACTTAAGACACGTTCGCTTATATCCGGTTTTTTCCCAACGTCCGCCACGTTCAGATCGTCCAGAACGTTGCTGATTGCATAGCGCCGCCTACGGCAGAACTTAAGCGCCTGTTTGCACGCCTGTAGCACGAATCCGGCAGTAACAGGCGTTCGCTTTGCCACCTGGTCAAAACAGGCCAGCCAGTGCCGTAGCTCGCATTTATCCAGCGGCATAGCACCAATCTGCTGTATTACGTGATTATTAAGTCGCCTTTTCAGGGCGATATAATCCACGCGGTTTTCCTTTACGTAATACTCAAGCCAGTAGGTGAGCGCATCGCCAACCGTTACGGGCTTTAACGCTTCCTGTACGGTGTAATTCATCTCATGACGTGGATTTTTCCCCTCAGCCAGCCATGTGCGACACTGTGCGGCTTTTTCCCTGGCTGCTTTCAGGCTCAGATCAGGATAACTTCCCAGCTTAATGCGTTCGGGTCGTGTCTCCCTTCCCGTTCCGGCCCTGTATGTGAAATACCAGGTCAATTTCCCTGATGTTAAATATTTCACGCTCAGGTTTCCGCCATCACTATAAAACGTGTTTTTCTCCGCTGGCTTACCATGAAGTTTCCTTAGCAAGGTATCGCTCAGTTTGTTCAT